CCTCGTGACTATGCAATCACCTATCCAATCTTAGGGTTGGTAGGTGAGGCTGGTGAGGTTGCTGAGAAGTGGAAGAAGAGCCTACGTGATGGAGTGTTTGACATTGATAACATGGCTAAGGAGTTGGGAGATGTGCTCTGGTATCTAGCCAACATCTCTAATGATCTAGGATTGGACCTAGGAGTAATTGCACAGAAGAACTTGGATAAACTTGCTGATAGAAAGGCTAGAGGTGTTATCCAAGGTAACGGAGATAACCGATGATTGCTGTTTATGACAAGGTAAACCCTAAGAGGTTACTAGGTTATATAAATAAAGAGGTAGAACTATGTGGACGTTCTTATTCCTTCTGCACTAGATACCTAGGTGAGATTATATGTTACTGGCACCCCAAGTGGGATGATGATCATAAAGCTCAGCATATGGTATTTACAACAAAAAGTAGTCTAGCTGATCTATTAGACTGCCGACACTTTTCACTACCTAATGAGACACCTAAGAGCTTTTCTGACAGGTGGTACTTAAGATAAATAGAAAGAAGCAACAACCATATGAGTTTCAAGAGTAATCTAAATCCTATGTTCCGATCTAAGTTTAGTGAGGATATCTTTAACCAGAAGTATGCACATGAAGGGTGTGAAACATGGGAGAAACTCTGCAAGGTTCTTGTTGAAGTTATTTGCCAGAAGGACATGAGTAAGACAGATAAGGATTATCTAACTAAGTATATGACTGATCTAAAGTTTATAGCTGGTGGTCGCTATCTTTACTACGCTGGACGCAAGGCTAAGTTCTTCAACAACTGTTACCTATTGCGAGCAGAGGAGGACACTCGTGAAGATTGGGCTAACCTGTCTTGGAAGTCAGAGAGTTGTCTAATGACAGGAGGTGGTATTGGAGTTGATTACAGTCGTTATCGTGGAAAGGGAGGCAAACTCTCGCGCACTGGTGGAACAGCTAGTGGACCTTTGCCTAAGATGTTCATGATCAATGAGATAGGGAGGAATGTGATGCAGGGTGGTTCACGCCGCTCAGCAATCTATGCCTCTCTTAATCATGGTCATGCAGATGTTAACGACTTCCTAGAGGCTAAGAATTGGGATACTCAGATGGTTGGTACTACTGGCCTATCTGTGAAGGACCTAAAGGCTCAGGACTTCAACTACCCTGCCCCATTAGATATGACCAATGTAAGTGTGAACTACGATACTAAGTGGTTAGAACATTACAAAGCCACTGGTGACTATGGTGAAGTATTTATTAAGAATGTCGAACAAGCTCTACGCACTGCTGAGCCTGGATTCTCATTCAACTTCTATGAGAAGGAGAATGAAACTCTACGCAATGCTTGCACAGAGGTAACCAGTGAGGATGATAGTGATGTTTGTAACCTTGGTAGTATTAATCTTGGTAGGGTGTGTGATCTGTCGGAGTTTAAGCATATTACTGAACTGGCCACCAAGTTCCTACTATGTGGGACCCTACGTGCCGATCTACCATACGATAAGGTACAAGATGTACGAGAAAAGAACCGTAGGCTTGGACTTGGCCTCATGGGAATCCATGAGTGGCTCATCAAGTCAGGCTCAAAGTATGAGGTCACAGATGAACTCCATCAATGGCTTCAATCATGGAGAACAGTAAGTGACAACACTGCTACAAGCTTTGCTAATGTTCTTGGCGTATCTAGGCCCGCTGCTGTTAGGGCTATTGCTCCTACGGGTACTATTGGTATCTTGGCAGGAACTACTACGGGGATCGAACCACTATATGCCGTCGCTTACAAGCGTCGCTACCTCAAAGGGACGCAATGGCACTTCCAGTATGTGGTGGACGGTACGGCTCAAGAACTCATTGATATCTATGGAGCCAACCCTACTACGATTGAAAGCGCTACTGACCTCTCTAGCGATGTGGAACGTCGTATTGCGTTCCAAGCTGACATTCAAGACTACGTGGATCAAGCCATTTCATCTACCATCAACCTACCTTCATGGGGAAGTGAGTTAAACAATGCAGACACTGTTAAACATTTTGCAAATATCCTTGCTCGTTACGCTCCTAGGCTCCGTGGTTTCACTTGCTATCCAGATGGGGCGCGTGGAGGACAACCTCTTACGAGTGTCAACTATTATGAAGCTGTACTTCAACTAGGTAACGAGTTTGAAGAAGGGTTACAAGTGCATGACATTTGTGACATCTCAGGTAAAGGAGGGTCCTGTGGAGTTTAAGGAACAAGCTAAGGAACTTCGTGCTGCTGTATGGGCTGAAAGCCTAACTAGCTGGTATGAAGCCATATGTAAGAAATACAATACTAAGAGTAAGAAAATCACACCATTATGACACAAGAGGGTTGACAGTGTTAAACCATTGTTAACCCTCCATAATATGAAAGGGTTGCACTAGGGAATGTATGAAAAGGTAAACAATAGAACACCTACTGTTACACAAGAGTTAATTACTCACTTAGACCTATACTATAAAGATTGTTCACCTGATCTATCTACTAATATAGATACAATTAGATATAACAGTGGTCAGGTAAGTGTAATACGGTATCTAAAGAGATTATATAAAGAACAACAGCATAACATGCTCACAAAGGCATAACTGCTATAAAAGGATATACCTATGTGTTTTGCTGATCCACCACCACCCCCTGCTCCACCACCTCCACCACCTCCACCACCACCAGTTCTTACACAAGCTGCACCTGAGTTAGCTACACCTTCTGATGGTGCCAGTGCTGACAATGCTGCCCTTGGTATACAGAAGTATAAATCTTCTAACAGTGGAGGTACTGCACCTTCCAGTGGTAGGGCTTCATCTGTAACAAACAATGGTCTAGGTATTAGTATGTAATGGCAGAACTTGTTCAAGATCGTTACAATTGTAAAGATAGGTATGCAGCATTAGAGATTAGACGATTTGTGTTCCTTGATAGAGCACGACAATGTAGTAACCTAACCATACCCACACTCATACCACCACTAGGTCATACTAATACTACTAGGTACTATACACCTTGGCAGGGTATAGGTGCTCGTGGTGTTAACAACCTATCATCTAAGCTACTACTTGCTCTGTTCCCTCCTAATGCTCCATTCTTCCGTATGGAGATAGATGACTTTACAGTGGCTAAGCTAGCTCAAGACCCTACTGCTCGTGCTACTGTTGAAGAAGGCTTAGCTCGTATAGAGCGTGCTGTTACTTCTAACATTGAAGGTACTGGCATGAGGGCACCTGTGTTCCTAGCACTTAAACATGCTATCGTAGGTGGCAATACTCTTATCTACCTGCCTAAAGAAGGTGGTGCTCGTATCTACTGTCTGGACTCCTATGTAGTTGTCCGTGATCCTAAGGGTAATCTACTAGAGGTTATCATTAAGGAACAGGTAGATGAAGATACTCTCTCTCAATCTGGTATAGCTAACCTAATGGATACTCCCAAGGGTAAGACCTTTGGTGAGGAAGAGAAGGATGAAGCTAAGGTATCCAATAAGAACAAGCCTGACGATAGTGATACCATTGAAGTCTATACTCGCTTCTGGCGTGATGACACCAAATGGAGGATGATCCAAGAGATCAATGGTCAAGATGTTCCACAGTCCTCAGGATCGTGGCCCATTGATAAGCCTCCTATGATTGCTCTCAGGTGGTCACATGTCGAAGGAGAGGATTACGGTCGTTCATACGTAGAAGAATACTTAGGTGATCTTATCTCCCTCGAAGCTTTGTCTAAAGCTATCGTTGAAGCTGCTGCCTCTACCTCTAAGACTGTCTGGATGGTGTCACCTAATGGTGTCACATCTGCTAAGGATATCACAGAGGCTGAGAGTGGTGACGCTATTATAGGACATAAGGATGATATCCACTGTCTGCAAAGTGATAAACAAGCAGACATGAAGATTAGCTATGAAGCTATCAAGACAATCACTGAACGTCTTAGCTTCGCCTTCCTCCTATCCAGTGCTGTTCAACGCAATGGTGATCGTGTCACTGCTGAGGAAATCAGATACATGGCTGGTGAACTAGAGGATGCCCTTGGTGGTGTCTACTCAGTCCTCGCCCATGAGTTCCAGCTTCCCCTAGTTGTCCGTGTCATGGATATCATGCAGAAGGCTAAGAAGCTTCCTGATCTTCCAGATGATATCATCAAGCCTACAATCATAACAGGCTTGGAAGCACTAGGCCGTGGTCATGACTTGAACCGTTATCAACAGTTCATGCAAGCCATTGCTGGCCTAGGTCCACAAGGTTTAGCCTATATCAACATGGGTGACCTTATCAAACGTATCGGTACTGCTCTCAGCATCGATATGGATGGTCTGGTCAAGTCTGATCAGGACATGCAGCAGGCACAGGCTCAACAAGGTCAACAAGGTCAACAACAGTCAATGATGGACATCGCAGGTAAAGCTGCTCCCGCCCTCGTTAAGGCTGCTAGTGATCATGCTATGGCTTCTCGTGGAGGTATGCCTCCTCCGTCTAATGGACCATCAGGTCCACCACCACAACCACAGGGAGGCCCGCCTAGTGCTGGTCCCCCTAATCCAGCTATGATGAGCACCAGAGGGAAACCTCAGGCTCCTACACCTTCCCCGCCGCCTCAGGGTAGCGGTCCTCCTTCAATGGGTGGAGCACCTTTGCCACCACCACCAGCGCCCCGATAACTAAGGGATAACGCCAGAGTATCAAATAAACATGGTTGAAACTGTTACAATTACTAACTCCGCTCCACAGCCAACGCTTGAACAACAAGCCGTTGATGCTGGTATTGATATCTCCAAAGTAGACAGTACGTCACAGGGTCAACCTGCTGATCCACGTCCCACATGGCTACCTCCCAAGTTTAAAACACCTGAGGATATGGCCACGTCATACGCCGCTCTAGAACGTAAAATGAGTGGTGCTAAGGATAAATCAGTAGACCCTGCTGCACCTGTCACTGAGACTGTTCTACCTTCTGATCCTGTTGATACAACTGTTGACCCTGCTAACGTGGTGGTTCCCGTTGTACCAGTTGATGCTGATAAAGCTAAGGTAGAGTTAGAACAGACTAAAGATGATCTTGCCAAGGCTGGTATCGACTTCACTGCTATGTCAGATAAATTCTGGTCTAATGGTGAGAAGTTAGAGGATGCTGACTATGCAACACTGGCTGCTGCTAACATTCCGAAGGGGATGGTAGACCAGTTCATTGCAGGTCAGAAGGCTATAATTGATACACAACGTACATCTGTGTTTACCTCTGTTGGAGGTGAGGACAGCTATAAGGGTATGATTGAGTGGGCTAGTAACAACTACACCCCTGCTCAGATTGAGACATATGACAAGGCTGTCAACAGCGGTGATATGGAACGTACCCTTATGGCTGTTCGTGGATTAAAAGCTGAGGTTGACAATAAGCGAGGTAGTGAACCTGCCCGTACTGTTGGTGGTCGCTCCACTGGTGGCGCAATGTCAACCTATGCAGGGATGCCTGACATGTTGAAGGATATGAAGGATGCCCGTTACACTGCTAGAACCTCCGAAGGAGATAAGTTCCGTTCACAGGTTGAAGCTAAGTTAGCAAGGTCTAACATTTAAGGAAAGATATTCAGGTATGGCAAGAGACTATGCCTATGACAAGAAATACGAGAGTAGCCCTAAGCAAATTGCTGCTAGGGCCTCTCGGAATAAAGCTCGCAGACTAATGATAAAAGCACATGGTTCCGCCGCTGTTAAGGGCAAGGACGTTGATCACAAAGACGGTAATCCTATGAACGAAAACAAGCGTAACCTACATATCACTTCTATTCATTACAACCGAGCTAAGCACTAACTCAGTGCAACTACATAAACAATACACATAACCTTCAAGACCCCATACATGGGATAATCTGTGATGTTAATAGTGAGATTGGTTATAACCCAACACTTAACACTCATGATGACAACACCTAAGAACTAGGTGCTTGTAAGGATATTAATAATAATACAATGGCAAATGCCAATGCTAACCTAATCGGCCAACAGCTCGGTACTGGTGACCCACGCGCCCTCTTTCTGAAACTCTACTCTGGCGAAGTTCTAACTGTATATGACTCTGCTACCAAGATGAAAGATATGACACGATGCCGTCATATCACTCATGGTAAGTCCTATCAGTTCCCTGCAATCGGTCGTACCACTGCTGCATACCATGCTGCTGGTGCTGAAATCACTGGTTCTATTATCCAGTCGGATGAAAAGATCATCACCATTGATGACGTATTGCTAGCCTCTGTGTTCATCTCTCAGATTGATGAAGCTATCTCTCAGTTTGAAGTACGCTCGGAATATGCCAAGCGTATGGGTCAGGCCCTCGCTCAGACCTATGACCGTAACCTACTGTCCATGGCCGTGCTCGCATGTCGTAGTACTGGTGCTGGTGGTATTGGTGTCGGTGCCGTAGGTCAGCAAAACGCTGTATCTGTTGCTATTGGTGTCACACCTACCGCTCAGAACATCGTAGATGCTATGTACGCCGCTGCTGTTACCTATGATAACAACTTCATCCCTTCTGAGGATCGTTACGCAATCGTATCTCCTGCTACCTATTGGAGCCTTGTAACCAACGATAAGTTGCTGAACAAGTTCTTCAACGACGGCAATGGTGACTACGCTAAGGGTGTTGTTGGTGAAGTCGCTGGCTTCAAGATCATCCGTTCACCTAACGTGTCTCTGGATCACACCCTCGCTGGTAACTTGGCCTCCTTCCCTGACTATGGCACCAAGTACGAAGTTAACGCTTCGAACACTGCGGTACTTCTGCTCACACCGGAAGCTATGGGTACAGTGAAGCTCATGGATATCTCCTCTGAGATGGACTACGACATTCGTCGGCAGGGTACACTCATGGTATCCAAGATGGCACTAGGTCACGGCGTACTCCGCCCTGAGTGCTTGTACGAACTCAAGAAGGCTTAATAAGCTAATTAACTAATAATAAGACTACCAGACTTTGGGAGGCAGCTAAAAACTGTCTCCCATTTTTTCGGTAAGGTTATGGATACACATATTGACTGACTTCACAGCACCAATGACTAAACTAACAGCAGTCAATATCTGCCTCGATAGCATTGGCGAGAATGGAATTACCACCCTCCTTAACATGGGGATTGATGCTACAAAGATATCTAATATCTTAGATGAACACACTGCTTACACCCAAGACAAAGGTTGGACATGGAACAGAGAGTGGCACACACTCAGCCCTGATACCTCTGGCTTTATCAACCTTCCTAGCAATATCCTACGTGCTAACACTTATGGAGCAAGTCGTCAGACCCCTGCAATCCAGCGTGGTCTACGAATGTATGACCAGATCAACAACACCTTTGTCTGGACACTACCCCTCACCCTACAGATGTACATCTCCCTTCCCTTCGATCAACTTCCTGCTGGTGTCAAGAACTACATCACCTATTCCGCCGCTACCATTGCTCAGAACCGTCTACTCGGTAGCGATGCCGTGGACGCTAAGCTAGAGAAGAAGGCAGCAGATGCTTGGAACTCTATGATCCGTGACGATATCTTTGAAGCTGGTTACAACATGCTCTCAGGTAGTAACTCTGTCAGAGGCGTTCTCAATAGAGGCAACTTCAACAGAGGTGGCCTGTAATGTACGTCACAGTACCTATGGCTAATCTTGTATCTGGTGTGTCTCAACAGGCTATCCAGATGCGTACAGCTACCGCATTAAAGACAATGGTTAACGCTTGGCCTAGCATGGTCTCAGGGTTGAACAAGCGTAACGGTTCCGAGTTCATTGGTAACCTAGGTCTATCAGTTAGTAACTCTGCATCAGCACATATCATCAACAAGAATGACCAGTACCAATATATCATGGCTATTGCCAATGGTGCTATCTCTGTGTTTGATCTAAAGGGTAACCAACAGGTAGTAACTTCACCTAGAGGTCTTGCTTATCTGGCACAAGCTGTTAATCCTGTAACCTCATTCCGATATGCCACAGTTGCAGACACTACCTTCATCCTAAACAGGGATGTGGCAGTGGACTCAATCCAGTATGGGGAAGTGACTTCACCTGCGTTAGTACTTGATGGAACTGTTGCTACCTACTCAGCATTACCGGCAGCACCTGTTGTTGTCCTGAATTACTATGTAACCGACACTCAAACCTACTGGAAGAATACCCTTTTAACTAACACAACTACCTACAAGTGGAATAGAACAGGTACTACATCAGCCTACACTTATACTACTACCGGTGATTATTCTGGTCATGCTCCAACATCCACTATAAAC